TTCCCGCTTAAACCAGAATTGTATGCTGTTTCAGATGTTTTACTTAAACCGTTTAAAAACTTAGTGTCTTTAAGAAAAGGCTCTTCCATGTTATTAAAAAGTACTTCTTGACCACCTACATTAAAAGCTATATTCCCCCCGTTTTGTATTTGAAATGGAGCATCTAATCTTTTGTCGCTTCTTCCATCTTTGTCTTCATCAATAAATCCATATATAGTAGCAGCCTCTAAAGACCTTGCATCATCATTACCGTTTGAAAATAACCCCTCCTGCATTGTTTGAGCATATTCTAACTTACTTTTTTTGTAAGATCCTAGTTGTGAAGCAAGATTTGTGAAACTATTGTTTACACTTTGCATTGCATCAACGTATTGCATGTAATCAGGATCTGTAGTATCATCAAAACTAGCTGCCATTTTAGCGGCATCAGTATATTTTGTACGTTCCCCTAGTAAAAAATTACGCATAGCTGAGGTTTCTTTAGGGCTAAAACTCGTGAAGTCTATATCAGTCTTCATTTTGCTCATGTAATTGTTAACACGAGATTGAATTGCTTTATTTTTAGCAACCCTGTCGTTAGACACTTGTTTGTTTCCAAGTGAAGCTATTCCTTTAGCAGCCGCAGCCCCTACATCTAAAAATTTCTTGCCAGTAAGAGCAGCTCCTTGTATTAATGCATTGTTTGCCATATTATATTATTTTATTTGCCTCCAAGTAAATTACCTACAAAGCTTCCATCACCAACTTGATCAGCTAATCCTGGTAAACTTGGTACTAGAGAGCCAGCCATTCCTGTAACGCCACCTATAATAGATTTTGTAGCAGAATCTCTTGCTGCGTTCGCCGCACCTAATCTTTGTTGCGACATACCAAGCATAGTATCTGTTTTATCTTTTTCAGCTGCTCTAGCTCCATAAGCTCCTTGTAATTCTTGATTTTGTAATTGTCCAGCCATTTGTCTTTCTGCCATTTGATTACCGGCTTCTTGAGATCCAATACTAGCGGAAGCGGCTTGTGCATTTTGTGATTGTTGTCCTGCTAAAGATTGGGCTAATGCTGCAATTCCAGAACCACCAGCTGCTCCCTGCAAAGAATCCATGGTATTAGCCATACCTGCTTGTTGCTGTTGATTAATAAAGTCAGCTTGCTGCGTGTTAACAGTCAAGTCTTCCATAGTGTTTTCTTGATTCACCGCTAAATTAGAAGTATCCGCACCTTCCATACGCGCTTTATTCCTGTTAAATTCTGCCTGAGCTGCTTTTTGTTCTCGTTTTCTTTTACCGCTACCTATGATCCCTCCGGCTATCCCGGCTAAACCCTGTACGGCACCCATTAATGGTATCATATATTAAAATGTTTTATAGGTTATTATTACGTATTATTTGCTACTCTCAAAAATCTCTGATCCCACTAAAAATAATTCAGCGTAATCCAAAGAATCATTTTTAAATTGCATTTCAGCATAGTATCCTTTTAAACCGCTTGTATTAACGGCGGCTGTTTTACTAAACAATATAAAACTAGTTAAAAGAGGTCTTGGCGTAGTAGATAATATTTGTGCTGTAATGGTAGTAGGGTTTATCCCAGTTATCAATCCTATTAATACAATATCTTTACCGTTTATATCATTTGTATAATAAACTGTGTCTCCTATTTGTACGGATACATTTAAAGGTTGTGGAAATGTTAATGTTATAGATTGTATACTTGCCATATATTATTATTTATTAAGGTACTACGCAGCTAGTGCAATTAGCATAAGGTCCACTGCCGCTATTAGCAGCCTCATCTATTTTATATGTCCCAGCTGGATCTGAAACACTTCCGGTTACTGTGGCACAATAAATTGTTCCCGCCGCACTGTCTTTAACCCATACCACGTTGTTTGCTACATAAGTGTAAGCTAAAAGGCTAGCGCTTGATCCATTCCATCCTGCAGTTTTACTTACATAACGAATTGTAGACGAACTACAATCTACGGTTTTGTACGAGCCAGTGGAGCATGTAGGGCAATTAACGGAAGATTGTAAGCCTAAGCCGGTTTGTCGTCTATAAGTTTTAAGTGCCATATTTTAACAGGTTGCTGTGTTATCACTATAGTATCCTGCTGTCGCTAGTGTAGTTAAAGCTGCATCAGAGTAAAGATTTACTGCTGTTGCAAATGTAGCTCCACTCGCCACATATACAGTAGCTGTTGCTGATGTTCCACAGCATAATGTGTTAATTACCGCTGAGTAACATAAAGATAATTGAGTTGAACAAGTAGCACAAGTCTGGGATGTTCCCAATGTTGCACCTGTTTGTTGTCTGTAAGTTGCCATATTTATTATTGTTTATAAAATCCATCCGCCGCAGGATTCCCTGAAGCATCTAATACTGATGTTGCTGTTAAAAATGTTTGTCCGCTTGCTACAAAGTAATTACTAGGTGTTCCCACGCAACAAGCGTCTGTAGCTGTAGATCCAAATGTTAGTGTAACTGGAACTAACGATCCTTCTATATGATTATCTAAATCCACCGTACTTAATAAACTAGGCGATCCTGTGCCATATATTGTAACATTAAGAACAGCGGTTAAAGTTTTAGTTGCTGGTGTATTATTTATTGTTATCTTTTGAGAATTTACATTAAATTCATAATTAGGAAATATAGAAGCTTGATTGCTCCAATCCTGAACATTTATAGGGTCTGCTATAACAAAATTAGCAGTTGATGTAGCCGCTACTGTGTACGTAAAATCTTGATTAAATGTTTCGTTTCCTGGAATAAAAGTTTTAGCATCTGCCGCCCCGACTGTCACACTAGAATTAGCGCTAGTGAAAGCAAAAGATAAAGTGGTATCTATATATTGATTTACAATAATTGTAGATGGTTGGCCGCCTGGTGTATCAAAAGAACTAGCTAAATTGCCGGTTAAGACAAAAGTATATACTTGATCTATAGTAGTTGCGGGAAATATAACATTGACTAGAGCTTGTCCAGTAGAATCTATTGTTCCGGATGTATTAACTATATTAGTACTTCCAGGGGTTGCCGTACACACTAAAGCCCAGTTTGCTCCAGTTATTCCGTTAATTGTAAATGTTCTAGTAGCACCCCCAACATTAACATTATTAGTGTTAAATGACCAAGATTGAATTTCTGTAGGTGGACTATATATTGTAATAGCATTAGCTGTTAAGCAAAACTCGTCGCCAGTAACATTAGCTGCTGGAAAAGTATACGTTACAGTAAAAACAATACTTGTTAATTGATTGCTACTATTGTATGTTTTAGAATTAGTAATAGTATAATTATTTATATTACCTATACTCACTGCTAAAATAGGTTCAACTTCAAAGTAATAACCTGTGCTAGCAGTAGCGCTTTGCGTTACTACCGTGGCAGTTGTACCAAAATCTCCACTACCATTGTAGGCAGAAGGAAGATCTCCAGGTGCTGGAAATAGTATATTAGATGTACCACAATTTTTTATCGTACCTGATAATGTAACTGGCATTTGTTCAGCATAACCCGCCGCGCAAATATCTATTAAAACGTCATTAGCAGGCATTAGGCTAGGCGAAATATAATTAACAACACAATCTATGTTTGCTCCATTCTGAGAAAAAACAACGCTACTGACATAAGTTGGCAATGGGGATGTTGCAGAAAAATTACTAGCAGTTATAGTGTATCCCGCATTTGGTGTTAATAATAAAACAACAGATGGATTATCTTGTGTCCAATCAACCCCAGTGATTTCCGGAAAGCTTACTATAGTTACTGAAAAGTTATTTATATTTATTGATGCCATGCTTATAGTATTTCTCCTGTTAATACGTTTATGGTTACCGCACTATTGTTTGGTTGTTTTTGTGAATACACTTCTACACCAGATTTGAACACTTGTAAATAAACACCATCTCCATGTGTATTTAATGTTCCACCAGCATTAAATGTATCTGCTATTAATCCGAAAGAAACAATTTCAGGGTTAGGCCCTGTTGTATTAGCAACTATAGTGTTAGCCGTCGCTTGGTCAATAGTAATCAAATTATATCTATCTCTTGATTCGAATGTGTCTGAACTTGTTATGTATTTTTGATAAGGGGCTGATGAATCTAAAGCTGTGCTAGAAGTGCCTTGAGCAACCGCAGAAGGAACTACAGGAGCACCTTGTACATCGCCAGTAGGACTATTAGCAAACCCATTGGAATCTAAAGTAAATGTATCATATAATCCTGTAACATTTTGAAGATTTCCAACATATGCTCTAGCTATATCCGTGGTGTTTCCAATTATTCTATATGTACCCCTATTACACGCATGTCTACTAGTAAGTGTTGATGACATAGCGGTAACCAAGCCTGTTGTGGGGTCTGTGTAATTCCTAGCTGCTTGAGAAGACCTTGTCGTAATTAGGAATTCTAAGTTTAATAAAGCAGTGGCAATTGTATCCCCTGTAATTTGTTGAGTTCCAGTGTTGCCATCAGGATCAACTACAGTCATTGTAAAATCTATAGTACCCGCACCACCAGTTACTGTGCTCGGTGGAATATACCAATTACCGGTCCCATCATTTAAGGCAGCAGGTTGATTCATCCAAGAAGGCATATTAGTCTGCGGTAATGCTATAAACAATTGCGAAGGTGTATGATCTGGATCGTCAATACCTATAGGATTGTAAGTCCAAACATCACCATTTACTAAACCTGTTAAAGGAGGATAGCTAGTTGTAAAATAAGGATCTTCTGCTACAGGTAGTATATTTAAAGATATAGTAGCTGGTGCACTACAAACTCCACCACAACAAGCTTCTACCGTAAACGATCCTCCGTCACCATAAAAATTTAAGTCAGGATTGAACGTGAATGAACCAGTGCTTTGCAATACCAATGTTCCACTATTAGTAGCGTCATTTATTAAATTAAAAGTTATACCACTTGCGCAGGTGTTTGTTTGTGCTATTTGGAATGTTCCTAAAATATCCTCAACCCCTGTGAATGATTGATTGTTAAGTAAAGGAGGAATCGTGGAAGTAAAACATGTATCATCCAATGATGTAGTTACCGTAAATTCTTCAAGTGCTGGAGCAGTAATAACAGAAGCCCTCCCAATTCCTTGCACATTAAATTCTTCTGAGTTTACATTATTATCACAATCAGTATTAAAAAATGTAGCTAATCCTCGTATGTAATTAAAGTATTTACCTTCTTTATTCACGAACTCTCTAAGCTCGCCTTCTTGTAAATCTGTAATAATTGAATTTGTGTACCAACCTTTAGTTGTTGAAAAACTGTTCGGAGTTATTTGTTGAGCTTGTACTTGAGCTAACGAATAAGTTTTTTCACTAGGTAAAACTTTATATATATATTCTCTAGAATCCGTACCACTATAGTTTAGGGTTTTAAATCCTTTTACAGATGAAGGGTTTTCATTAAATACAACATTAAAAGAGCTTTCATAATAAGGCCCTAAATTAACATCAGTAGGCCCAACATTATAAAAAGTATTGCGTAATGCATTAATATTATGCTCCCATAATCTGCCGTCTTTAAATGTGTAATAAATACCATTTAAGAATACACCGGCTTCTGGTATATAGGTTTTTCTAGAAGTCCACCCATTCACATCTTCTTTAAACGATATTGTTGTAGAAGTTGTTGGATAGGTATTAACAAATTGATCGCATAAAGGATCTTTGTTAAGTCTATCAAATTGCCCAGCGCCTAAAGTTTGTTGCCAGTAAGGGGAAAGCGTTGATAAAGAAACGTTGTAATTTCTTCTATCAGCATCCCATGTACCTACAATCTTACTGTTTAATTTTAAATTATCTGAAAAGAATCCATGCATTCCGTAATTTGAAACCTCTGTAATTCCATCATTTGAAAGTCTTATAACAGTTCCTCTATTTGCATCTGTATAATACATTCTAAATCCATATTCAGCAAATGACTCTGGATTAGTTGCAATTCCAAATTCCCCTTGAAAAGTTATTGTTTGACCAAGAACAGCCTGGTTAGATGTAACATTAGAACTGCCGTCAGCATTAAATAGAGCATCCTTGTTAGCTAATATTTTCATCGACTTATTCTCACATAGAGTAACTAAGTTAGTGTCTCTAGAGTAAAGTTTTTGCACGCTACCATATTCTGGATTTACGTCTTTAGTTATAGACTCAGCTTGTATAAATTGGTTTAAACCATTAACACCAGAAACTGAATTAAATATTTGAGAAAATATTAATCCACTACTTCTGTGCTCTTCGTTATATGGTTCATCTAAAGTGGCTGATGCCTTAACTCCGTTTTCAATAACAGGCTGATTATAATCATCTCTTATACGATCTGACTCAACACCGTTTGCAAATGAATAACAATTAAAAAAGTCTAAAGTATGCTCAGTACCATGATCAGTCGACGTATCATAAGATCCAGGAACTTCGTAATATATATCTAGTTCTGCAGCTTCTTTAGGTTCTGTTTCAAATATAGCAGGATTAGCTGATGAGAAACCATTGTCTTCAGGATTTAAAGTTAAAAACTCCATTCCCACGTAATTGCTGTTGTTAGCGCAGGTGTAGGTTGTTAGCCCGCCATCTACTACAGGATCCCATTGAAGGCCACCTGAACCTTCAATTGGTTTTATAGTTAGCTTATATCTTCTAAGCGTATTTAAACTATCGCCGTATGACGAGTTAGTTGTTGAATTACAAGCGTATGTTCTAACAACGGTATCATCAATACTCGTGATTCTATATATAGTACCGTTTGGGTCTAAGGTTTGAGACCCTGCCCCAGCGTCTATGAATCTAAATAAAGAACCCACGGTATTTAAAGCATCGTGTAAAGCAGGATACTTAACCTCCATAGATCTACCGCCCCCGTACTTACCACCACCAGACCAACTAACTTCAATAGTGCCTTCTGTTGCCCCTAATGTTGTTCCTTGACCTTTTCTAGCGCATTTAGGCTTTACTCTGTCTATAAACAATCTTGAGTCATTTCCTTGCGCATCATCACATAGCCAATTGTAAGAGCTTCTTCTCCAGTCTCTTCTTCTTTCTTTTGTAGCATCTAAATAATAACAAAACCCTAAAGCTTTTCTTATATAGTTATCATCACTAGCTCTTGCGGCTAAAATATTTTCAGTAAGAACTACATCTTGATTTACTTTTACAAAAAATCTTCCAGTAAATTCTGGTTTGTTTTGAATTTCAACAGAAGCTAGTTCTAATTGTAATCCATCTACGGCATACGTCCAGCCATAAGGATCGGTTGATGTAAAGTTCATATCTGCCCCAAAAACAGAAGATGATGTTAGGGTATAGTATGAACCGCTTATATCTATTTTCCCAATAGATCCTATTTTATACCAATTACTAACATTAAATCCATCAGTAATTCTCATAACTAAACCAGAAGTTGATGCGGATTCCACTCCAAATTGCTGATCAAATCCCGGGTGAGCTGAATTATCATCTGATGCTTCAACAGCAATTTCAACCCCTCCTTCTATAGGGAAATACCCATTTGGAAACAACAATTGAGAGTCTCCATCATCTCGGGTCATTGTGCCCTTGCTTAGTTTAGTTTCTTTTAAATACTGAGGCGCTTCGTTTTCAATAGCTATAACTTTATATCTAGCTTTTTCAGTAACAGGTTCATCACTATCGTGTTGCTTTTTAAGTATAATAAAAGTTTCTTCATCTACTTTGTTTCTTTCCGCAGAAGGAAAAGATAACCATACGTTTCCGTCTTCAGCATTGTAATAACGATCTAAACATAGATTGTAATATTCCTGTGAAGTTTCTTTTATATAGTATTTAAAGTATGGAAATTGTGTTTGTTGATCGTAGTAAGGTGTAGAACTTGCTATCCTTGCTTTTATTTTATTTGACTTTTGAGCATCAGGCTTTTCAATAACCGCGGTGGCTTCGCTACTTGTAAATACAGGAGTTGTTCTTCCGTACTTATCCATGTAAGCAACACCAACTTGATAAGTCCTAATTGATTTAACAGATTCCGCTACCGTGTTATTTCCAATTGTAATACTAGATATTGGATCACCATTTTGATCTAATATATCTAAAGAATCAGTGGCTACGTCAATAATTGTTTGTGTAGGGTTACCTAAAGAATCAATTAGATTAAAATTTTGTGTATAATTACCATATATTAATCTATTAGCGCTTATTTCTTGAGCCAAAGCTTTTCTAGGCACATTATCGTATGGTCTTAATAATTGATTAGCATTTACAACCGATGTTATAATCTCTGTTTTAATATTAAACGAGTTGTCTTGCCACTCTGGGTCAGTTGGTGTAAAAGTATCTACAACATATACATTAGCATTGTTGGTTGCTTTGTATAAAATATCAACTTTAGTTACATTTATAGGTATATCGGATGGTATAAAATTAGAAATAGTTAATTGTCTAATGTTATTAACCATTGCTAAATTATAACCTTCTTCTGGAGAGTAATTAAATTCTCCTGGCATAAAAGCTGGGTTGCTAAAAGGAGAAAACGCGGAAAGTTCGTTGTTTTTATATTTATATCTATAACCGAATCTAGCAAACCTCATTTCAAAAAACGGAGTTTCTTGTTCTAGAGTTACATCGTATAATTTAGCTGTTGTTGTTTGATTTTCTATTCCAACCCCAACTGAATTAATAATTACTATTGCACCTGTTTGAGATTGTCCACTACCTATAACAGATAGTACGGTACATCTATTTACAGCGTCTTGATCCAAGGGATCGTTTTCAGCCCAAGAAAAAAGTAATACGTCGTCAGGCTTATAATAAGGTAGTGTGTTTCCTTGCCACGTTAATGTCTGTGGACCGCTTTCGCTATTTTTAGGAACTAATTCACCATTAATTGTTTCTACAAAAGAAAATGATGTTTGAGTTTCTACGTTTGCCGTAACAGCAGGGTTAGTACCGTCTATTGTTCTGCTAGTGGAAAAAGCTTCTATAGAGGGGGGTTGTAACGGATATTTTTTTATTACCGTTAAATCAGATTCTATAAAATCTCTGCCATAAATTTGCGAATGAGTTAGGAAGTTTACTGGAGGAACCCAGTCTTTTATGATTATTTTTTTAGGCTCAGTTTGATTATCTGTCCATATTAACATACCCTCAAGTACATTTATACCAGTAATTAAATAATCTTTACTAAACTTTAAAATGTTTTGAGTGTCTACAACTAACGGTAAAGTAACCGTTGTTACAGAATTATAAGAAGCAATAACACTAATATTGTCTGAAGCTATAAACCAATATATTTCATCTGAATTTTCATCTGCTCTAGCACCAATACACACTGGATTACTTAAATTGCTTATATAACTAGCAGCCCCCCATGTAGTAAGTTTACCTGTAGTTTCGTTTAAGTAGTTGAAGTTCTTTTCTTTATTACCTTTTATATTTTGAAATGAACCAACTTGTGAATTTTCAGAAGAGGCAATTTCTAGATTTAAAGCATCGCGATATTCACCATTAGGAACTAATCTCTCGTCGAGATCTTTATTCATTTTCCCTCCGGTAAACGTGTGAATTAATTCAGGCATATATATTACGATTTAATCCATTTGGATTGGTTTCTCATTACTTGCGCTATCAAATCGGATTTTAATTCAGATAAACGTATTTTTGCATTCCGTCTAGCCGCAACCATTTCTTTTTTGAATCTTTGTATAGTGTACTCTTGAGTATTTGCTCTTACAGATAAAACAGCGTGAGTTATGTATTTGTATATTGCGTCAATAGCAAATTTGTGAACAGTCATATCTTCTTCGCATCCAAGACCGTCACTTATATATTTTAAAGTTACAATTCTACCTCTCATATCTGAGCTGAATCTAATCATACCTTTTATTTGATCAATGTAAAAAACTCCGTTAGCTTGAGACTGCTCTGGATTTAATCCAAATCTACCTCCATAAGCATACAAATTTAATAAATCAGGATTGTTTTCCCATGCGTTCCATCCGTTAGCATTACCTGATAAAGGGTATGGGCTGTTATCTTGCCATCTTCTTAGTGTTTCAGAAGGCTGCGGGTATGCTACTTCACCGTCTTCGTCAAATATGTATTGATAATTGTTATCTTGCGCATAAGGCAAAGGGTTACTTGTAAGGTCTGTTCTGTATATTATTCTTTCTACACCCGAAGTATCAACCCAAGATAGTTTTGTATAATTAACATAATCTTGTGGTAAAACCATATACAAACCTGGAGGACACTCTATTTCAATAGATTTTTCCTGAGGCAATGTATCAAAGCTAAATTCTTGTATTGCTCTTTGTGCATGAAAAGCTACATCTGTTCTTTTTACTTTTGGTATTATTTTTTCTTCACCTACATATATTACCATAAAGTTATTTATGATATCTGATATGCTAACAAATTGATAGCCGCCGTAATTTTCATCATTACTGTCCCATAATCCATCAGGACCTAAGTAATATTCTTCTTGTGTTTGATTTATTAAAGCCATCTATTATTGTTTTTCTTGTTGAACAGTTTGCATTTCCATACCGTTTGCAATTTGGTACATTTGAACATCTTGAACCACTAGTCCAGCAAATGCTAATATCTTAACTACAAGTTCCGTTTCTTCAGAATCGTGTAATTCAAAATCTACAGAAGTGGTTGCATCGTATAAAGCCTCTCCGTAAACCATTTGGTAGCCCCAGGCAGCCTCGGTAGGATTTTTAATATAATTACACGTAACACCAGTAATTAACTCACCAGCGGCTCCGTATACCTTATATCCATCTGTGCTCGCTACAAACACGGGTCTTGAATTTGTTGGTTTTAAATACTCTGATTGATTAATCATTAAATATTCGTTGTAATTTATACGTTCCGCTTCTACAAGAGTTGTTGTATTAACAACGGTATTAGGCGTAGGATACAGTGATTTTGAAGTTACTGTGTTCGCATAAACTATAGTACCTAATCTATATAAATTAGCAGGAGTCTGCCAATAGAACGAAGCATTATATGTCATTGCTGCATTCGTTTCGAATAGGTTTATTTTTTCATTAAGGATGTTAAGCATGTCAGAAAATGCGGTATCATTACCAGGCACTCTTCCATATTGGTTAATATCATAGAAGTATTGTTCGAATATATCTAACTGCGCTTGATTAGCGAATAGATTAAATTCCTGAGGGGTAACATACCCTCGTTGCTCTTTATTAAGTATTGCTAATACTCTTTGATATACGGTATCTACGCTTACAGCCATAATTTATTTTTTATTATTATAATAATAGGCCACCATTTAGTAGCCTATTACTATAAAGGGTGACTATTTAAGTCTTTTTTCAATTGCCTTATATATTTCCATTCCTTCATCTGTTTTAAAGAATGAAGATAATGCTGAATAAGGATGCTCATCGAACGGAACAGTCATTACTTTACGACCATTGGTTCCATATGTAAAGGTTCTTTGATCTTGTGATAAATTTAAGATCCCTTGTTCAACAGATTTAACACCAAAATTTCTTAATTGTGTGTTGTCGTCAGTTGCTAATTCTAGAAAAAGCTGTGGATTTTTTCTAGCAAATATTAATACATCTCTTTTTAATTCAGCCGATGATAAATCATTTACTTGTTCTCCAATTTCTACACGTAAAATTCCTTCAGCCTCATCTAATGATAAGCCTTTAGCCATATTTAACGCTGCTAATTCATATTCAATCCACTCTACTTCATTAGTAGCTATTTGTTGTGGTTTGTATTCTTTATAAATGTTATTTAGATCCGGGTGATATAAAGATAGTAGTTTTTGTAAAACTACATTTTCTTTTGGCACTGATAATTTACCATTCCTAAAAATAATTCTACCCATTATAACCTGTCCTTTTTGTTCATCAACAAATGGAGATCTTTGGTTGGTAGCGTATCTTAATTCTCTTTGGTAACCTGCTTCTGTGTCAAACCAAAGCATTGATTTAACTCTAGAATGTGCTGTTGCTATTGAGTATACTAATGGCTCTTTACCGCTAGCTATTTCATATAGTCTTTCTTTAATTTCCCAGGTATCTTTTTTAACTTTAGGTATTTTTATTTCTTGAGGTGCAACCTCAGCTTGTTTTGCTTGTGCTTTTGTAGCCATGATATGATATAATATAAATGTTAATAAGAGTAATAATTACCCCTGTCAGTTCAACAAGGGTAACCACTACTTGATAGTTATACTATCCTTTTAATAATACGAAGTTGTTCGCAGCTTGAGTACATAATGTTCTTTCTGATAAGAAATGTACATTCATAACATCCGCGTCACTTGTATAGTTTCCACCAACTGAACCAGTTACCCAAGATTTCAATCGTCTGTCATCAGCTTCAGAAGCTCTGTATCTGATGTGTAAGAAAGGTCTTGAAATATTTTGTCCTAATTGTTGATCGTAAACTGTAGAAGTTCCAGCTGGTACAATCACACCTTTAATATCGTCAATTAATCCACGAGTTGTAGAATCATTTAAATATTTCCAGTCTGTTTTGTAAAAGTCGTATGCTCCACGTCTGAATCCTGAGAATCCAAGGTTAAGTGCCATATCTTCTGAATTGTCAAATACACCGTAAGATGTACCTCCAGCTCCATAAGAATTTTGAGCAGCCAACATATTGTCAATACCTAGAGACGTTGCTCTATCTAAAAACATCATATTTTCCTCAATAGCTCCCTGCTTGTCTAGCTCTTGTAAGATTGTATCAAATGCGTCGATACCAGTTCCTGCACCTACTGTGCTGAAATCAGTTCCTGACCATACTAATCCTCTTTCTTCTAGCGTTGCAAATAAACCTTGCATACCCGAGATTGTCGCTCCTGCTGCATCTGTAAATGCTCCTGCTGCGTTTTCTGCTTCAACCATACTCATTTCTAAGTAATCCTCAAATCTAATTCTTGATTCATGCTCAGATTTTAAATACCATAAGTATCCACCTGTTCCGATCTCAGTTGTAACTTCAACCCATCCAATTTGAGCAACGTCTGAACCGTTTACTTCATACTTGTCTCTTAAGATGATTGGTTTGTTACTGTAAGTTGTAAAAGATGCGTCAACTGAATTACCAGCTAATACAGACCCTTTTCCATATTCAGAACCAAAAACAAAACACGAAAGAGGTGCTCCTACAACCGCTCCTTGTAAAGCTACTGTAAGATTCCTGTTAGCGTTATCATATACTTCAATGTTATATGTTTGAATTCCAGCTGCTAAACCCCCTACGGACTTAACGAAAGCTTTGTTCACTACATTACCACCTGCTTTTAATGATACTACAATAGTCATACCTGGTCCAAGTAATGGAACTTTTCCATCAGCCCCTGGTGAAGGCAATCCAATTGTTTGTGTTCCTGCTACACCCGCTGGTGCATTAGAAGTCACTGTATCATATGCAATGTGTAATCTTCCTTGTTCTGACCAAACTACTTGATCTGATGCCATAGGCATCTCTGCTCCGACCATTCTTAAGAATCCAGTGATAGTACGATTACCGTATCTCTCAATTTCTTTCTCATAAACTTCGGGTAAAAATTGTTGTGCCCAATCCATATCAGTTAATGATAGGTAATTATCTCCAAATAAACCTTTTACAGGTCTTGGAGTTAAGTGGGCTAAATTTGCCAGTGTTGCTGGCGCTACGTCAAATGCCATAATTTTCTATTTAATGTGTTTAAAACTTTTAATTTTTAATTTTGAACCACTGTCCCCTGAATCGACTGCTCGCAATCCCCAACCTCCTGGAGCTTTAACTTCATTGTGAACACCTCTCGCGCCCATCTGTACGTTTTTGCTTTTGGAAATACTGGTCTTCATGGCATCGGCTTTACCTTGCTCATAAAAATGATTTGCAATTGAATCTGCATTCATAGCTGTGAATATACCCTTATGGTAACCTTTAGCATCTGACATTTCATTGTTTTCGTTTAAGAACTTCTTAACAAAATTGTTGATGTCGCTTTGGGTTTCCTTTACTTTAGGTGCATCTTTTACTTTAAAACGATATTTTTTATCTCCAACTTGATAATCAAAACCTTTGAAATCCTCATTGAAAACTTTGTCCGTTTTATTCAAAAACACATTTGCTTGCTTCTCAGCTATTTGAGTTGCTGCTTCGTTTTCTTTTGTATAGCGATTGAAAAAATCTACCGCTTTCTTTTGTTCAGGAGCTAATCTACTACCTCCTTTTATTTCTTCGTAGTACTTAGATTTTAATCCATCTAAGTGACTTTTAGCTTTCGCAAGCTCTTCTCTTTTTGCTAACTTCTTACGTCTTATATCTCGTTCTTCATCAATATCTTCGTCAAAAGCAAACTTGTCTTCCATTATAAAATCAACATCCTCTTTATCTAAATGAGGTCTTGTTGTCTCGTAATATTCTCTTAGTAATTGAGACTCGTTTAATTGGCTATAGTCAGTATTTAATTTTACATAATCCTGTAAACTACCACCTGTGTCATTCATAAACTCTACAACCTTCTGTATGTTCTCTGGTAATTCAACACCTGCTGCTTGCTCTACAATTGCTTGTTCAACTTGCTCTTCAAGTTCTTCTGCTGCTTCTACAACTTCCTCTTCTGTTATTTCTTCAAGAAAGGATTCTTCAGCTTGAACGGGCTCTGGTTGTTGTGGTACTTCTGCTTCCACTTTTTGTATAGGTTCGGCTTGTTGATCTGCAACCACTGTTGTTGCTTCTTGCTTTGTATCGGCATCTGCTTGTGGATTTTTTAATTTACCTAAGTCCAGTTTTATAGTGTCACTATCTTTATCGAAAGATGCTGTTTCACTTTTAGTTTCAACTGGTGCTTCTGCTTTTTGTTCTACCGGGGCTTTCGCTGCGGGTTCTGTTTTTTTAGGAGCTTTAATTTTAAAGTCCCCCTCTTGTTTTGTTTCTGACATGATAAAATATTATATAAGTGTTATTACTATTATTACCTAGGATCGAACGCACCTAAGCCAAATCCACCGCCCATTGTGTCATTCCCTCCGGATTCGAAGTTAGTTGGGGGTGAATCATTTTTTCTTTGAGAGATCATTTCGCTTTGTTGTGTACCCTGTATTCTAGTACGCTCGTCTTTACGATCTTCAATTTCTTTTTCTTTAGCCTTAGCATTATCAACTTCTATGCCTTTTAATTGCATGTTGTAATTAAACTCTAAAGCCATTAATTCTTTCTTAGCTCCTACCTCAACTTGTATTCTTTGCTGCTCAATCTGCCCTTTTAATTGTTCTAATTGAGATTTAGTCGCAAACAAAGCTTGGTCTTTTTGAACTTCAGCTTGTGCGGCTACTTGTTGTGCTTGTGCATTTGCTTGAGCTTGAGCTTGTATATTTGCTTGCTGCTCTTGTTGTAATCGTTCTTGACGTTTCTTTTGTCTAACTTTTAGCAATTGATTAGCTAACTTAAGGTTTTTAACCTCTCTAATGTCAATAGCATCTGACAGATCAATAAGTCCAGCGCTTAATGCTTGTTGAACATTGTTTTCTAGCATTTGTTTTTGTTCGTCATCAGGCGTTAGCTCTAAGAATATACCAAAATCATGCAAGTGTAAATCCCTCATTTCATCTAAGGTAGCTACATTAAAACCACCTATCTTTTGAATAAACGCTTCTTTTGCTGGATGGTATTCTATTATATCTGATATTCTCAAGGATAAACATTCCGCAGTTTCTCTCGTTAGATAAAGCCCTGCGTCTAATATATGCCTTGTTGCTGTGTTTGAATTGGCTGCTGCCATTTTTTGAACACCCACTAAGGCTCTTGCGTCTGGAGTACTACCGTCTCTTGCTTCATTAAGACCCGTTACATCTCTTATCATTTGTAGATAATAGTTGTATGTCGATATTAATGTTTGCAGCTTTTGGCCACCACTACCTGTTTGAACTTCTTGAATAGGCACCTTACCAGGATTCATATCACCCTCTTGAGTAAACGACCTACCTATAATAGAACCCGTTTGGAAAAACATATTTAATGCTTCCTGAGGATTATAGTTTGTTCCGTTACCTAAATCAACTTCATTTATACCATCAGCATCTAAGTAAACACCGTCAGGTATCATTCTTTGTAATACTTGTTGCAGCTTTAAATGCGTTAACTGTATCATATCAGCAAAAGCAGTACAACGACTTACTATTGATTCAATTCTACCTTGATACATTCTAGGGGCTGTTATAGCGTAATTCATTTTAACCTTAGTGCTATCACTTTTAGGTCGCATCATGTTTTTAGCCATCTCCCATTTAAGAACAATATCAGTACCTAGAACCATTACGCCCTCATATAGCACCTCTAAAGATCTTGACATCTTACCAAATTGCTCTTCGTACATTTCAATAGGTGGATCAAATTGATCATCACGAGCAATTATTTTCGTGGCACCTGTTGCTGTTTCTTTAACTTTATAAACCTCGTTCATGTAGGTCTTATAATTAAAATAAAGTATTTGAACTATGTTTTGGTCTCTATTGTTGTTTCCATTACTTACATTATTGTTCCAAACTCCGTAGTTTTGAGAACCTTGCTGTTGTATTTGACTTAACTGATCCTCAGATAGGTCTGGAAACTGCTTTTTAAGCTCGTTTAAGGGAACGAATTTAACTTCCCCTGCATAATATATATCTTGAAAATATGGATCCTCTGTGTAAGAGTAAATCAGGTAAGCTGGATCTACATAATCTACAGTAACGCCTTCAGATTCTGTGAAGTTATTTTTAACAGCTCCAATTCCAAGCGTTGTAATATCGTAATAATATCTTTTCTTTGTTAAGTCATATCTGTTTTCGTCAAACATAACATTAATAGCTTCCTCTTCTGCAATTTCAATTCCTTGCTTGTAGGATAACTGCATGTGTAAATCTAATTCTTCTTCTGAATCAGGTAATCTATCTGGGTTGTTTTCAAATAAATTAATACCAAAGTTTTCTTGAGCAAAGTTATTCAGCTCTTCTGTTTGCAAGTCTCTAATAATAGACTCCATATACTTTGTTCTTTTACTAACACCGTATGGATCTTGAGAGTAAGCTGTTAAATCAAAAGCCCTATCAGCAATACCGTTAACAACAATATCAACAAACTTTGATAATATAGGTACAGGTTTCCAGTCTAAGTTTAAATAAGACAAATCACCGTTAATAGACATTTCGTCTTTATACTTTTGTATAGGCTGTTCACCTCTCGCATATAGTCTAAGACTATGGAACGTATTTTGATTACTTCTAAATCGTGTCACACCAGAATTGTTTGAGAACCATTCGTTCTGAATCGCTCTTCCAACCTGGAGTCCGTAGTCTCGTGACATTTTTTCTGCATCACTTGCAACTTGACTTGGAAAAAAACTATTTACTACTCCTCCCATATTACTATTTTATTATTTTTGATTTTGATCCATCGATTTGGTATTTCGCAAATCTTAAATTAACTGGTGCTCTTTGCATTTTGTTTGTTGGTCTATATAAATCCTTATGACAAGCCATTATGGCTAAACCCGAGCTAATTGCTGCATCAAATTTCGTTCTGTTGTTTATATCAAACTTAGCCCAATCACCTAACGTTTCGTTAAAGTACATTGTGCCGTATTCCCCGTGACTATTTAAACCTACGTGTCTGTCAATATACATTTCTATTGCAGCGGCGTGAGCTTGTTTTATATCTTCACTAGAGTTAGGTATTCCACCTATTTCTTTTTCGGTTACAGACAATTTATTCCAAAGCTTATCAGGCCTATTCATTGAATACCCTCTGTATCCCCTTCTTTTAAAATAATATAAAAGTCTAGGTTTATTGTTTTCACAAAGTATTGGCATTCCATAAAATACACAAGCCATTAATACATCTTCAAAAAATATCTCTGCGGTTTGTGGTCTTGCTACGTATTCTAAAAAGAATGTGCTCGGTGGAGCATCTTCCATACTAAACTTAGTTAATCCGTGCAAAGCACCTTTAGATCCTCTTCCGTCTGTTGTTCCTGATATATCATAACTATCACAACCAAAAGCACCTATATGTTCGTTACCTGGCCATCTTACTCCATTCTTTAATAGTTGTCTATTTTGAATATCATAAGCAGGTGTCCAGCTTATTAAAAATCTTCCGTTTGGATTTGGTGAAAATATTACTTTAGAATCTTTAACACCATTCTCCCATTGAAAACTACCTTTTGTTAAAACATTGCTGTTTCCTAAGTCTTCATTGTAATCTATTTGTTCGTATATTTTTGCTAAATTAAATATACTATTTTTTGTTTCATCTCTAAAAGCATGTTCCTCTGTTCTTGGAAACTGTCTGTAAAATTCATTTAAAGCATCTTGATCGCCTTTTAATCCTTCTACTTCATTTCCCCAATGTTCAATTACACCTACTTCTATTTCGTCTCCCTGAGGACCGACAGTGCCTTCTTCCGGTTTGTTGAATACAGGTAAGCCATAAGAATCAATGAATCCTTCGTAGTTCCATTCCATAGGTATGAACAAAGAATAGAGTCCTGAGCGAGTCTGTCCGTTGGCGTTTCTCTTGGTAACATCTGAGCTATTATATAGTTTTTTAAAATTGTCTCCTCCTTTATCTAAAGCATTTGATGTTGAACCCATCATACACTTTCCAATAATTCTTGATCCTAATCGTAGCGTCGTTTTGGTGACCCTCCAGTTGTTGAGGATGTTGTTCGGCCTTTCCCATTTCCCCGATTCATCGTGGACGAGGAGTTTAAGTTTTTCCCCATCGTACGCGTTGTCACCGGTATTCTTCCAGTCGATCGTCGTGTCAAGGCCCGTGAGTGTCTCTGTGGCTTTATTCGAATCGAGTCTTCTACGGGTAAATTTGGATGCGGGTACACGATAGGCAAGTTCGGTCTTGGGTCTGTCCATCCCGTCCTGTATTGGTTTAAAGAAAAATGGGAAGTTGACAGAAATGGGTACAACCTTATCTGTGAACATCTTTTTCGCATCGGAGCCAGATTTGGACAATATCCCAAACCGTGAGTCGCTTGATATGGTTGCCATATTGACCGTCTCCCCGGATGCCATGAATGAAAAACCTGAACGTCTGTTCTTGAGATAGCACATACCATAACAACGTTTGTCTGCCTTACAAGCTTCCCAGAATATATAGAATAATCTATTTGATTCTCGAAAGTCTGGCTGCCCAACATCAATCTTGGACCACTGCAAGTACATAAAGTGAGTACCAGTAATGTAAGTATCCACACCCTTATTATTGAACCAATGTCCGTTTTCTCGTTTGTTGAAATTTTCATCTATATATGTGCCCCATGTGTTTTTAAACCCCTCTGGATAATCTCTCCAATCAAAAATGCTTTTTATACCTTTTAATTGCTTTGGATATTCTTCAGGTGTCCATTTGTTAGTAACTTTGCTTAATTTACCCGGTGATTTTGGTAGAGCTATTTTAAGGTTTTGTATCTTATATATTTCTCCTATTTGACCGGTCTTACTTATAACAACGACATCATGTTCTTTGTTATACCCATACGCCCATTTCTTACCTTTATTAAGCCTAGATATTGTTGTAAGCTTTATAGGTTCTATAACTTTATATAGTTCCTGGGTATACATTATTTTGATCTATTTTCAGCAAATCCACCAAAGCTAGACGTTTCAATTTCTTGCTTAGGTTTATTATTAAGGATCCTTTCCTCTTCTTCAATACGGTTAAGTATTTCGAATGCATCAAAGATTGCTAGTTTTTTAGTAGCTGCGGCGTTTTTAAGTCTGTCTGCAGAAATGTCATCATCTGAATCGACAATGTCTTCTTTAGCTACTTTTATAAGTTCCTCAACTGCTCTGTGCCCAGCCTGGATTATATTCCTCTTCGTTTCCTTGATGTTCATATTTGATTGTAATTGAATTGGTGGGAACGCGGTATAACCTCTGCCCTTCTATTATAAATTCATACTCCGAGTTTGGCCTAAATCCAATTAAGTCATCTTCTTTAAATTCTCCATTTGAGTATTTTACTATACCTATTAATGGTTTCTCAGAATCTAAAGAAAACATTTTTGTTTCTTTAATTGGCATAACAAATACAAAACCTTCTAAAGCTTTCCATTCGTTATTTCTTTTATAAGCGTATATTTGATCGGGTTGAACTAAATATATATCTTCACTTAAATAGTTTTTACTATTCTTTTCTTGGCCTCTAACGTCTCTGAATCTTCTGAATATGTTATGATGCACAATTACATCATCACCTTCTCTAAGCTCATTATATACGTTAGCAAGCGGCAAGCTTAACAACTTACCTATTCTATTACTGTATTCGTGATTTTGTAAATCTGTATTAAGTAATAATGTTTGGCCTTCTATTTTTTTAACTCCAGTCGTCCTACTGCCCTTCGGCGCAACTAAATAATTAAATACGCTGTGCATCTACCATGAAAGATCATATTCCACGGATATTGACATGTTTTTGTTGAAATCTTTCCAAGGCATTAACATATCTTTTTTAGTAATGTAGATAGAGTACTTGTCTTCTTCCTCCACAATATGGGCTATAGTATGACCGCCATACACTTCCTGTCCAACAGCATAGTGCATAGCGTCATTCTTATAGTCTTTCCCAACGCTTATTTTTCTAATCGTTTGTTGGGACATCTGAAATTTCTCCTGTTTGTAAGTCGATATTAACAGATCCATGTTCTTTTTCTAACTCCGCTTGCAAGTCTGATAACTCTTTAACAATTCCTTGTAATTGAGTAATCAATCCTGCTTTGTGTCCTTCTAGTCCACCAATTTGCATTTGGATTTGATTCTGTTTATTAACAGTATCTTGTAATCCTTTTAATTGATCTTTTGAAATTGACTTTACTTCTTTTGCTTCTACGTTTAATGTTTTTACTTCACTCATGTTGATTAAATTTAATTGTTATTTGGTTTTTGTTTATAAGGAAATGCTTTATTTAACATTTCTTTTCTGTTTTCGCAATTGCATTTGCCAGGTAGTTTATCTACTAGCTTTTTTATTCCAGTTGCTTTGGTTATTTTTTCTATGGTGTCTCCTAGTCCTTTTGATTCCATTAGCACTTCCAGTTTCTTCTAGCGATATCATTCGGGCAATCTCCATTTTTATCTGGATCTTTACACTTTTTAATACCTGCAGATCTAGCACAATAAGATTTCTTTCTTGAGCCTCCACCTGGCTGAGGTGCTTTTAGATTACCGCCAGTTTTATTATTATATGTTTTCCTTTCAGCTGCACTCATACCCGCTGTATGGGGTTTTGTTCTTTTAGCTGGGCTAGTTAAGCAGGAGCCTTTCATTTTGTATGCCATTATTTATACAAAGGTTTTTTCATCCCGTATCCTCTTTTCTTCATAGGGGATTTAGTTTTTAATGCTAAGGTAGGTATTTCCTCATTACCTAGCCCTGAGCTTTTTATTCCAGCTGGAGTAAGTGTGCTAACCGCTTTTACTTTAGGTCTTGGTTTTTTTATACCATCCTCTTCAATAATTGTCTTTTGTCCAGCGTAAGTTTTAGATGCATCCGGTAATTCCATATCTCTAGAAGCACTGTCAAAAGTCCCGCTTTTCCCCAAAGGATCTGAACTCATTTCAACTTGTCTTGTTCTAGCTGTCATGTTTTTATCGAAAGCATTAAGCTCTGCTGAGTTTTCTTCAACCTTAGCTTTTTTTCTAGCTGCTTTAACTACTTCTCTACGAGCTTTACCTTTAAGTTTAGTTGTTTCTTGAAAATTACCATCCTCATCTATTCTCCCACCACCGCTAGCTGCTAATTTAGCTGCTTTTATTTTAGATTGACGAACATCTTTTCCAGACTTTTTAATTGATCTGCTTTGTTGTCTAACTCTCCAAGGTGACATAGCGTCATTTTTATCCCTAGTTTGAGTAGGCGTAAACTCGTTTGTGTCTGTAGTTGTACCCGGTATTACTGTGTCTGGCTCGCTTTCCCCAGTGTCTACCTGATCCCTTGCTCCGTCTGGATTCTTTTTTCTAAAAGCTTTAGCTTCTGTTATTTTTTCCTCAGACATACCCTCTGCTCTTAAATCATCCCAGGTTTTATTTCTAGTTATTTTTTTACCTTCAACAATCTGGTCTCCAGTTGAGCTTGATTCTAATACATTAACACCTACTTGTTTTAAAGGAGATCGCTTAGCGTATCCTCTTTTTTTACTCGGTGATGGAATGTCTTTAGTCTGATTATCCCCGTAAACGCCAGCTGGGCCAACGCCTAATAAAGGTTCTGTTACACCTTTCTTTTGATTAAATAAACCTGCGTTTATCCTTGCCGTAATTGGCGTGTTCTTTTTTCCTTTTGTTCCCATTATAATTAGTTGTTAGTTTTATTTTTATCTATGCTTAAGTCAGCCGATATTGGCTCTTTTTTTTCTTCAAAAACTTTACCTACTTCAGCGGCTACGTCAACAAATTTTTTACCAGTTAGACTAGCTCCGGAAACTAACGCTTCATTTATTTTAAGGGGAGATTTTGATTTGCTTGTTATAGGATTACTTTTAGCGGGACTTGCCATATCACCTCCATATCCATCTTGAAAATAAGATTCACCTCCGTAGAAGTTTTTCTTTTTAACAGGTGATCCGCTTCTTTTTGCAAAAGCTTCTTTAGCTTGACTTAAAGATACGTCTTCACCACCAACACCTTGTCTTGGTCCTGGATCAGATTTGTCTTGAAACCCACTAGCGTTTTGCTTCGATTCAATTCTATTGAATTTTTTAGCTTGTCCTCTATATGTAATTGCCATAATTATGATTGTTTATATGCTTCGTTTTCCCACTCAAAATCAGGATGACCTTCATTCATAGTAGCTCTTTTATATACCCGTGCAGGACTTCTTGTATCTTTTTTCCAAGTAACTGTTTCTGCAGAGTACTGTAATCTTCCTTGAGCTAATTGATCTAAGTGCACTTTTTCGTGAGCGACAGCGTCTTCTATTTTCTTGTCAGACAATTTAGAGTCTACAAAAATAGTACCGTCTCTATTAGCTTCAGCCTCAACTCCATCTTCTAAATCATCTTTTTTGATAACGGGAGTACCGAACTCAGAAGTTTTTTCGTGAATTCCAAAAATGTCAGCATGGGGTTTTAGCTTGAATGCCATATTATCTATATCCTTTTTTAGAATCGTGTTGAGCGTTTTCAGCGTAATTCTTTCTAGCTTTTGCTGAAAGGTTTTGATTACTAGCTTCTTTAATATCGTACTTCATACCATTCTTTTTAGCTGGCGACTTAGCCGCAATTGCATCTACAATTTGCTTTGGTAAGTTTTTCTTTTGGCTAGCTGTTTGCTTAGCTGGAGAGCTAATGCCAGCTCCTTTGTTTGCTCCAATTTTATTTGGCCCAATACCTTTAAATCCTGAATATCCCATTGTTAATTATTTATTTGTTAGTTATCTTTCTTTATCTTTTATCATATCGTCAATAGCTTTATTATAAACTTTGTCTGTATATGTTTTGTTTTTATAAAACTTACTTCTTTCTGATGTAGGTAAGTCTTCTTCTGCTAATAGTATTCTATAAATTCTATTTATTAAACTTTTACATCTCAATGAAGTCTTATAAACATTAAACTTTTTAGTTGTCCTGTTTCTTTTACTCCAAACATCAATCCACCCAGCACTCCTTAATCGTTCCCATCTAGCTTTATCCCAGGAGTATGTGTAAACACCTTCTATGAAATCATTACGTGTAAAATGCTTTTTACAATCTAAATAGATCAACAACTCAAGGTCAGCATCTAAGATGTCATAAGTCTTACAGGCCCATTTTCTAACAAGCCTGTAATACTTAAATAAATTTAATTCCCTTAAGTCTTTCGACGATAGTCTCATTCAACTAATACAACATCGTTAATTGTTATAACATAATACATTTTGTCATTCCATTGAATTCCATGACCAGCATGCTTGTCGTATCTTATAACACTACCTTCTTTTATATAATCAATTTTATCTCCTACACTTATAACATTAGCCTTTAAGTACCTAATGTCGGTGTTTTGCGTTTCTGTTATCTCAAGTCCTCCTACTGTCTTCGGAGCCTCTTTTATTTTATCTATTACGATGTAATAATTAATTGCTTTCAAGAGATCTTACATTTGAGATTATACAATCGGTTGATACTATTGTTGTCGCTACACTAATTGCATTTTTTAATGCAGACTTTGTAACTAACACAGGATCTATAATACCATGTTCAACCATTGATTTGTAACAACCACACGTAGCGTCAATTCCAACACCCTCCCATTCCCTGTCTTCTAAAGCGGGATCATTATCTACATATTCTTTTGGGTTCGGAAATTCAGTGTACCCTGCATTTTCTAGTATAATGTAATAAGGTGCTTTAATAGCTTCTAACAGTATTTTATAACCATCATCTTTTGCTTCTATTTTTTGTGAAGCATTTAATAAAGCAATACCACCACCAGGTACAATACCTTCAGCTAATGCAGCTTTGGTTGCGTGTAATGCATCATCAACCCTATCTTTCTTTTCTTTTAATTCAACTGCTGAATCTGCTCCTATATATAATATACCAACCTTACCTGTAAGCATTGATAATCTTTCTTGTAGCTTTTTCTTAATCCAATTGTTTTGTTCTTTTTCAATCTTTCTTTCAACATCGGCAATACGCTCGCTTATTTCTTCTGTTACTTCGTTAATTTGTAACGTAGTGTTTTTAGCGTCTGTAACGGACTTAACAGCCTCTCCTAATGCATCAAGCTCAATTAGATCTAAATCGTCCCCTAACTCCTCGTTAATGACTGTAGCACCCGTAAGGATAGCTAAATCTTGAACAGCATCTTCTTTAGTAGGTCCAAAGCCTGGTAAATCAATTATATTAACTTTAATATTACCTTTAACTTTGTTTGCTAATAAAGTAGCGTATGGTTGTTGATCCATTGGCGCAACAATAAGCAAAGATCTTTTAGTCTTAACTACATGTTCCAATATGTTTTGTATTCGTCGTACATTTGGTATTGTAGAACTTACTATTAATACGTAAGGATTATCCAATACAGCTGTACCTTTTTCTTTATCTGTTAATAAATGTGATGACTTTATTGGTGCCGGCCATTGTGTTCCTTCTACAAACTCAACATAAGTTTCATTCGTAGGAGAATCTTCCATTAGAACGACTCCATTCCTTCCAACTTTTTCATATGCTTCACCAATCTTGTCCCCAAGATCCTGGTCGTTGTTACAGCTAATGTAAGCAACTTGTCGTAACATTTCACCTTTAACTTCTGTGCTGGTTTTGTCAAGATAATCCACAACTTCTTTAGCACATTCAGTAATGCTTTCTTTAATATCTCTAATTTGATCTTCACCTTTGTATTCGTTTAATTTGTTTAGTAGGGATTGAGCAAGGACGATAGCCGTCGTGGTACCGTCTCCTGCTTCCCTTACTGTATTACTAGCAGCTTCCTTTATTAAGGTTGCTCCTATATTCTCGACCGGATCTATTAAGACTACGCTTTCTGCAACGGTTACTCCGTCTTTTGTAATCACCGGTCTGCCCATTCCGTCCTCGTATATTACGCATTTTCCAGAAGCTCCTAATGTTGACTTCACTGCGTCTGATAACTTATAGACTCCGGACATTATTTTATTTCGTGCCTCGTCGCCGAAATTCAGATCTTTAACAATCTGACTAGGTAAATTGAATTCCATTTAATTAAATTTTATTTGATTATATTACTTGAATGTTTTTACCACTTTCGGTCCAGATACATAATCTAGTTTTCTTTGGTAATGATTGACAGATCCGTCGATTGCGCTTTCAGCTCCTTCAACAGTCTCTCTTCTGGTTACATCTTGCCAAGAATCCTCTTTGTCTGGATACTTGATTTCGGTTTGAAAAAATCCATTCGGTAATTGTGTAATTCGCCAGTTAGACTTATCAGCTGCATGCTTCCAAGTTTCAATGGTTTTCTCTTCGGGTTGTGGTTGACTGGACCACGTACTAGTCTGGTAAAATAGTGTCATTGGTTTAGGTTTTAATTGACATTGGTTTCATACCTCTTTGGTATGGTTTTATTATTACGTATTATTCTTCGTCGTTAACTGGTGGTGGTGGGGCTGGATTCATCCACGTAAAATACAAGTCTTCGTTTACTGGTGTAATTTGAGATTGTATATTTGCAGCAATAGACGCTTGCATTCCAGGTACGTCTAAAGATCCTTCAAGCCATCCAATAACTACAGCTTCAAATGCTTCTGTATTCTCATAAGGAGTAAAAGGCTCACCTGTTACATATGTATAACTTTCTGACCCCATATTAGTTGATGAATAAGTAACTCCTCCAGACTCTTCTGAACCTGTGTATCTAAAATGTACTGTGTAAATTACGTTGTCTTCACCTTCGCTTTGAATGTGAGCATTCATTTGCGGGATTTCCCATTTGTAAGTAATTGCCATTGTTTTATTTATTTATTTATTTTCTAATGTTTGTATTCTCACTTCTAATGCTTCTATTTTATCTATGGCTTGCTGTAAGGCAGCTGTTAATAAAGGAA